AGGTAATGCAATGGTTACTGCAGGTCTCGTAAACATGGCGAACAACGTAACGAAGATTATTGGTCATGAACCAACTGAAATCTGGTGTGCTGTATCAACTGGAACGATGGTACGTGCACTACAAATCGGTTGGCCTAATGCACAGCCATATGGCGTTGCAGTGGCACGTAACATTCATAAGGGTGAAATCGGTGATGCTAAAGTTGTAACAGCAACTATGCCATTCCTAAAACCACATCCGATCGCAGACGAAATGCCATTCCCAAGTACAGCAGCTTATGATGCAAAAGCATGGGAAGGATTCGTAAAGAATGCAAAACCTGGTGCAATCTTCATTAACGTTGGTGCGGATAGTCATATCAACCGTAACTTGTCAAAAGTAGACATTAACAAAATTAATAGCTACAGAGAATGGCATGATATGGGAGATCTTAAACAAAATCGCGCATACAAAGAATAAACTGTTTACAACAGAATACGAATGTGATACAATGTACAGATATGCTAAAGGAGCAATAAATTGTCTTTAATGAATAAACTTAAAAAGAACTCTAAGATCGAATTCACTTCGCCATTAGAAGATTCAAAATTCTTCGGAAATAAGGATGTCATCTCGACTCCAGTTCCAATGATTAACGTAGCACTTGGTGGTCGTCTCGATGGCGGTCTCACTCCAGGTTTAACCGTACTTGCTGGCCCAAGTAAACACTTTAAAACTGCATTCTCTTTGCTGATGGCAAAGGCATACATGGACAAATATCCTGAAGCAGTCATGTTGTTTTATGATTCAGAATTCGGTACTCCACAAGCATACTTCGATTCATTTGGTATCGATAAGTCTCGTGTACTTCACACACCTATCACTGACGTTGAACAACTTAAGTTTGACGTTGTATCACAACTTAATAATCTAGAGCGTGGCGAAAAAGTTATTATCGTCATTGACTCAGTAGGTAACCTTGCATCTAAGAAAGAACTTGAAGATGCATTAAATGAAAAATCTGTGGCAGATATGTCACGTGCTAAGGCACTTAAAGGTTTATTCCGTATGATCACACCATATCTGACAATGAAAGATGTGCCAATGGTTGTAGTGAATCATACGTATATGGAAATTGGCATGTTCCCTAAAGCTGTCGTATCTGGTGGCACGGGTATTTACTATTCTGCTGATACAATTTGGATTCTCGGTCGTCAACAAGATAAAGATGGTACCGAAATCAAAGGTTACCACTTCATTATCAACGTTGAGAAGAGTCGTTATGTTAAAGAAAAGTCTAAAATCCCTGTATCTGTTTCTTTCGAAGGTGGCATTCAGCGTTTCTCTGGTCTTTTGGATATCGCTTTGGCTGGTAACTTCGTTGGTAAACCTAATAATGGGTGGTATCAAAAAATCGATCGAGAAACAGGTGAGTTCATCGGTACAAAGGTACGAGAGAAGGACACGCTCAATCAAGAATTCTGGCAAGACATTCTAGCATCTGAAGCTTTCCAACAATATATCATTGATTCATACCAAGTTGGTTCTGCATCGATGTATCAACAGGATGAAGAAGCTGATGAAGATAACGCATAATTCATACACCTTTGTTGAACATAAAGGTGAAGAAGCTTGGTTCATTAAAATCAAAGAAGGCGATTATAAGGATGTAATCTATAAGTATGGCACGATTGAAGTACTAGAAGTCGATGATCATGCAAAGTTAAAATTCCAATTCAAAGTCGAAAAATACCCAGATGAACTAGGTATGACTGAAGAAGATTTTAATCAAGATACTACATTCATGAACATGCTCGGTGATATTCTAACACATATCCTCGAGGATGCAATGGAAACTGGAAAATACAAATTAGGTAATGATGATAAGCCAACTGATTCTAAATCAACTGTGCACGAATGAAGAATTCACACGAAGAACTCTGCCTTTCCTTAAGGACGAGTACTTCGAACGTGGAGAGAAACTGCTGTTCGCGGTAGTTTCTCGCTTCATTGAAAAGTATAACACTGTACCAACTGAGGCAGCACTTAAACTCGAACTGCAAAAAATTCCAAATGTTACTAACGAACTTATGGAACAAGTGCATCGAGCATATAAATCTGAACCAGTTGATATGCAGTGGGTGTTAGATGAGACAGAGAAATTCTGTCAAGATCGTTCGATCTATCTTGCTATCATGGAATCGATTCAGATTATCGATGGTAAACATAAAGAACTTACAAACAATGCTATTCCAGAAATTCTGTCTAAAGCATTAGGTGTTAGTTTCGATACCAATATTGGTCATGATTACATCGATAATTCTGATTCACGTTATGACTTCTATCATAGAGTTGAAAATCGTTTGCCATTCGATCTTGAGTTCTTCAACAAGATTACTAAAGGTGGTTTGCCAAACAAAACACTAAATATTATTCTTGCTGGTACAGGTGTTGGTAAGTCATTATTCATGTGTCACATGGCAGGTTCATCATTGACACAAGGTAAGAATGTCTTATACATAACAATGGAAATGGCAGAAGAACGTATTGCTGAACGTATCGATGCTAACTTAATGAATATTCCAGTTGATCAATTGGAATCCTTGCCTAAAGCTGTGTATGATTCTAAGATCCAAAAGATTGGTCAGAAAAATATTGGTAAGTTAATTGTAAAAGAATATCCAACTGGAGCGGCACACGTTGGCCACTTTAGAGCTCTGTTGAATGAACTTAAACTTAAGAAAAATTTTAAACCCGATATCATCTTCGTTGACTATCTTAATATTTGTGCCTCTTCACGCATTCGTGGATTGGGTGGATCAGTTAATACTTACTCATACGTTAAAGCAATCGCAGAGGAAATGCGTGGGCTTGCAGTCGAGTTCAACGTCCCACTCGTTTCGGCGACTCAGACGACTCGTTCTGGTTATTCAAATACGGATGTTGGTTTGGAAGACACGTCGGAAAGTTTCGGTTTGCCTGCGACAGCGGACTTCATGTTCGCAGTCATCTCAACAGAAGAACTTGAAAAACTAGGCCAAGTAATGGTCAAACAATTAAAGAATCGTTATAATGATCCAACATCTAATAAGCGATTCATCATTGGTATCGATCGATCACGTATGAAGTTGTATGATGTAGAAGCATCAGCACAAACATTGATTGATGATGCAGCGCATGTGCCATCGAATCAACAAGATAAACCATTAAACACTTTTGGAAATAGAGAAAAACCAAACTTCGGAGGATTTAAATTCGATGAGTAAAGAAATTGATAAAGTAGTCATCTTCTTTAAGGATGGTACATTTAGTGAAATCAAAAATGTAGTACCTGTTAAAGAATTCAATGATCGTCCATTCCCACCAGCAATGCCACTATCAATTCCATGTTCAAAGTGTGGAACCGCAAAGACACCTTGTTTTATGCAAGATTGTCCTACCGGTATCGGTTGGCCTGGAATTGGACCAACAGTAGTAGATTAAAATGGCAGTGGAATTTAAAGAAGATAAGAAACCAAAGAAAAAACCATTTGTGAAAGGCGAAAGTGTTAAGACACTAAATATCATGTACAAAGTATCATATTATATGGGTAGTGGCAGTAAAGTCGGATTCAAATGGTTTTCCACCTTTGGAGAAGCAACAGACTTTTGCATTCATCATGTGAAGAGTGGTGATGTGATTGAAGTTAAACGTTATGAAAGCAAACCAGAAAATGCAAGTTAAGTTAGTATCATTCAGTAAACCATCTCGTGAATTTTATAATGAAGGACTATTAGATGTACAAGATCTTATCGCGTACTGCGCACGTGTTTCGAACCCTTCGAACCAATTTAATAGCGGTACATCAGAGAAACTCATCAAGTATCTTATCGCACATCAACACTGGTCACCTCTCGAAATGGTGAGTGCATGCATGGAGATTGAGACGACACGTGATATCGCTCGTCAAATTCTTCGTCATCGTTCATTCTCATTCCAAGAGTTCTCACAGCGTTATGCTGATCCAACTAAGGACTTAGATTTTGTTACACGTGAAGCGCGTCTACAAGATACAAAGAATCGTCAGAATAGTGTTGAGTTAGATCCAATCAATAGTGATGATGATCGTCGCTTGATGTATCAATGGGAACAGATGCAACAGAATGTTATTAAGGCAGCAAAAGAAGCATACATTTGGGCTGTTGAACATGGCATCGCTAAAGAACAAGCACGTTCAGTTCTTCCTGAAGGTAACACGATGTCTCGTATGTACATGAATGGCACATTACGTTCATGGATCCACTTCATTGAGTTACGTAGCGGTAATGGTACACAGAAGGAACATCGCGAGATTGCCTTAATGTGTGCTAAGGTCATTGCAGAAATCTTCCCATTGGCCAATGAATTAGTACAAAAGTAACATTTTCACCTGGTGAAATCCACCAGAGCCAATCCCGTCCGTGCAAGTCATTGACAGGATTGGCTTTTTTATGCGTGAAAATAATTCGCAAAAAGCATGTACAGCATGGAAAAAGTATGGTATAATAGATCCATAAATTGAAAAAGGATGATTATGAAAAAACGTGCTGACTCATACATTTTTACTGCTGATCCAAAATCATGTGTCGATATGATTCAAATTGAAACTGTTAAGAAGACAGTTCGTGCCATGAATCGTGAAGCAAAGACTGCACACAAATATGCAGTTGCACGAGCACAATATTGGGGTCATCCAATCCCTAAAGCACCAACACCTAAACGTGTTCGATTGATGGGTCGTGGTCCACGTAAAGAAGCTGCACTGAATGATTATGGTCGTGCACGTGCATATGATGCATACTTGCCTCAACGTTATGCAACAAGTTTTGATGTTTATATTGGAGATGCTAAGTGAGTAGAATTAAAGATCTTGTCATGGACATTGAAGAGTATGTCATGCAAGGCTTTGATGCTGCATGGATTGCTCAACGATTGAATGTACCAATTGGCATGGTTCTCGAAATTGAAGAGGATGTTATGCAACTTGCTGATCCTCGTTTTTATGGACCTGATGCAGAATGATTTATATCAAACGAAGTCGTTACCTAACTAAAGCGAAAAGCGAGGAACTGTACAAAGCTGCATTCATTTTTATGAATGAACTTATGGGTCGAAAGGCAAATAAGGTTAACATTATCATCTCAGTCAAAGGGACAGGGATGGAAGATGGTGTGGATGGTTATTGCCTATGCACCGAAGAAACAGATGCTGGTAAACCAGTTGAATTTGAACTAGACATTCGAGGCAATCGAGGTGTTGATCATGCCATTAAGTGTATGGCACATGAGATGGTCCATGTTTGGCAGATGTGCACTGGTCGTATCAATGAGAAACAGTATCATAAGACTGTTGATTTTTATAACTCTCCATGGGAGATTGAAGCAAGAGAACTAGAAGAACCACTGTACGAAATGTACCTTAAAGCATAAGGTTTATATCGTCTCCATTTACCACAGGTAAACGGCCGCCCAAGTAGTCAGTCATATAAATAGATCTATGTCAGTTGCCTTAGTGCAACAGTAACGTAGGGAATTTATGTCTGAGTATAAAAAATTAACACCTAGCGAACTGCTAAAACCAGGACGAGAGGGACGAGGCGAAACGTTGGTTACCAAGTTGGAAAATGGAGACGATTTTGTTTTATTTGATGGAAGCATATTGAAGTTTAAGAAAGATAAAGATGTGATTGGTGCTATTAGACTTGGTCTAAAGAATAGCAGTAACGAATTGCTACAAGCTGTTCGTATGAAATCTACAACCGGAAAAGAATATAAAATATCGGACTTAGCAAAGACACCAGAATTTGGTGGTAAAGGTGCAGGTTCTGGTACACGTGCTGAAGATGCAGCACTAACGGACATCATTGCAAAACTTCAAAAGCTTTTAGAGAAAGAAAAGAAACCATATATTCCTGTTGATATAAATGGTAAGACTGTTAAGTGTGCAGGATTTGAATCAACATTCGGTACACCTAAGAGTGACTTCCATATTCTAGATACTGAAGGCAATATGGTTGCATGGATATCGCATAAGAAAGGTACTCGTGCAAAAGACTTCCAACAATACGGTGGTATGGTTGAATTATCAGGCAACAAAGAACTTGAAAAGTTTGTTGATGATGTTAAAGCAAAGTTGAAGGAAGAAGGTAGTGCAGGTGCATTACCAATGAAAACTGCTTTTGCTAGAAAAGTAAAAGATAAGACAGTGAAAATGAAAACACTGTTTGGTAAAGAATATAAATCTTCTGGTCCAGATTCAGTTCAGAATATTGATGTATTGTATCAAGGTGTTTTGGATTTTAAAAAGGTTGGCAAGAAGTTTGTTATAACAAGTAGTCATACTGTATTCCACGGTGAGGAACCAACAGGTGATTATGAACCATATTATTATGTAAGACCTGAACAAGCTAAGACACAGTTCGGAATTAAAGGTGGTCGTTTCTTTATTGTATCAAGACAAACGGCATTAGGTAATAAGAATACGAAAGAAATCTAATGATTACATTTAAGAACTATCTTACAGAACAGAAGAATACACATATGACACACATCGAGGATTTGATCCTTGATGGTGGTGTAGAAGGTGCACGTCAGTCAATTATGGCTCTTCGTTCATTGCGTGATATGCTTGCTGGTCACGAAACTGCTGAAGCTAAAGTAGGTTTAACTGTAAAATGGGATGGAGCTCCTGCAGTTTTTTGTGGTATCGATCCACAAGATGGTAAATTCTTTGTTGCTAAGAAAGGCATCTTCAACAAAAACCCTAAAGTGTATAAGTCTCATGCTGATATTGAGGCAGATACACAAGGAGATTTGCAAACGAAATTAAAGATTGCTTTTGATAACCTAAAACTTCTAGGTATCAAAGGAGTAGTTCAAGGCGATATCATGTTTACACAAGATGATCTTAAGACTGAGACCATCGAAGGTGAGAAGTATGTAACATTCCATCCAAACACCATCGTTTATGCAGTACCTGAACATGAAGCCGGAGATTTATTGAAGGCAAATATTGGCGTTGTATTTCATACAGCATACGAAGGTAAAACATTTGAAGAAATGAGAGCATCGTATGGCGTCAATGTTGAAGCGTTCAAGAAAACCCCAAAGGTGTGGGCTGTATCAGCTGGAGTATCCGACGTTGGAGGAAGAGCAAACCTCACCGCCTCCGAAACGAAACAAGTTACGAAACAACTATCCGATGCAGGTAAATTATTCCAGTCAATTGGACGAGGAGTATTTGAGCTTATCTCATCAGATTCAGAACTTAACACCATTATCAATACTTACAACAACACCTTCATCAGACGTGCAGAACGAATGGGTGGAGGATCAGGACACGTACGAGGATTGGTAACATACATCCACGACAAGTATCAAAAAGACATTGATAAATTAAAGACAG